CGTGTCTTCTACACTAGGCCGGTTGGTGGTGCAGGCGCACACACTCCGGCCCAGTAGGTCTTTTCTTACGATTCCACAATCGCGCCTGTGAGGGAGAAACCATGACTCCCTTTAAATAACGAACATCTCTTTGCAGACCCACAAATTCCGACCGAGGTTCCACAGTGAACCACCCGAAGCTGGAACACCGTATTTTCTCGTCACGTTTAAACGTAAGCTCACAAAGGACGTCCGCCACGGTCAGCAATGCTCAGCCTTACCGGTTTTTATAATTTAAATTATCTCGGTCTCCACACGAAAAAGACAACCAACACACCCGAAAACATGTTGGTTGGCCGGTTCGTGAGAAGACGCTGGCATTGCGTCATACCGTGGATTTTCGCCTTACTCTAAAGCAACTATGGAAAAAGTGCATGTCATAGCGTACGTTGCACTTTTGAAACCAGTTGTCAGGTTTGGTCCAAGACCAGCCATCCTGACAGTGATTTCACTAGCAGTGGAAGAGGTCTGAGATGCACATTCAAGTGCCAACTCTATTCCAAGAACAGGTCCCGAACCCGTTCTGATGCCAGTGCTGTACCTATTCACTTGTTGCACAATCCAGTTACCGCCAATAGCCGAGGTGGTATAGTCAAAAGAATTCAAGTACCCAGCTCCATCAGGAGCTGTGGTCCAATTATTCCATAAAGTGTTGCCATAAAGCTGCCACTTCACATAGAACTTACTACCCACTGTACCTTCCAATTTGAAAGAACGAACATCTCTAGGATTACTATTTTCAGAAGGACCCAGAATATACTTAGTCTTACGACGGTAAATTCCAGTCCCAGCTGAAAAATAGTTTCCTAACATCCATAGGAGGGAACCATCGGCTGTTTGAGGAGCAACTACAGGAATGCTTATGGTGTTCTCATAATAACCAAGACCACCATCGTAAGTGTCAGATTCGAGCAAAGCAACTTTATTGTCGCTAACATACTTACGTTTCATTTTAAGCTTCCTGTTCAAGTCATGCGATTGAATACGCATCCCTCTTGCCTCATCTGACAAGTAATGATAAATTTTAGGGTCTTTAAAACTCTCGATCGAACTCGGGAGAATAGAGAACCTGCTTATCAAATTTGCTAAGTCCACCTTGGAAGTTGGGTCTTTCTTTAGACCAATTTTGATCGATCCAAGCGTGGAGTGCGGTGAAAGTAGAAAAGATGCTAGAGCTTCCCCCGACAAATCAGGTGGAATGTCGAGCTTTTCTTTAACCTTGTCAATAATATTTCCCGAAATTAAATCTTCGAAGAAATTAAACTCAAGAGGTAATGAACTTGTATTATTGGTTGCGCCCACTGCTGCTTCTAGTAAGACATTTTGCCCAGCTAAAAGATCAGCTGGAAACTCTATACCATCATCCGTTACGGTCACTGGAAGCCCAGTATTAACGGCTTGGTTAAACAAATTACCTGCAGCAGGAACATTTGTCTTAAGTTTACCAGAGTTTCCAACGAGGCCAGCCTCTACATGAAGCTGGCGAATGCGAAATCTAACCTTGTAGTGAATATACACATGGTATATCACGGTTGTCTCCGCGGGAGCTCCTCCACCATAGACAACTCTGAAGTTTCCAGCTGACCACAATCTTTGATCACCTGTCTGCGGTGAAACAAACAGGTCAGTGTAGCGTCTATCTTTTGGAACAGACACAACCACCTTTTCAAAGATATTCTTTGGCACAGCACCACTATGAGCGATTGCAATTGCCAAATTATTTGGGCTATTGCCCAACGTGTCAACTGGATCGGTATCGACATACGAAATACAATTTCCATTGTACATTTTCGACTTTAAAGGTGCAAGAACATACTGCCAAGAGATAATATCCCACTTTTCCCATAATTGAGCTTCGTAAAACAACCTTGTATTAACATGGTTTGTTGGACGAACATTAGTGATATAGAGAATATCACCAGGGTTAGAATTTGCCTGAAGAGAAATGGTTCCAATAAAATCAGAGCCACTAAACTCATCAGAATTCTTCGAGATTTTCTCTCTGGGAGTCACTTGCATCTTCTTGGGATAAGGATTGGAAAAACCCATGCTCACCATAGCTTTAGCTGCTTTAGCCTCGGCTTTGTGTGCTGGCTTCTTTGATGAACCAACCTTAGCCTTTTTCTTACCAACTTCAGAGAATCCAGGAGGAACAGATCCTTTGGGCCTCTTGCCCGATGCGATTATTTTACGCAACTCGGGCATTTTGGTTTTCCACTCAGCATTATGAGTGGCCCAGGCATTTGCCTTCTTAACAACTTCTTTTTGGTCCATACTGTTCGAGGAAGTGTTCAACGTTTTTACGGTACAATTCCTCAAGCAGTATATCATAGATCTCATAGCCTGAATACAATTCATACACGTCAGCTAAGGTCCCAGCAACTCGCACAAGACCGTGCTTGTTGATAAGAGCTATTCTGCTCATGTAGTATTCAAAAGCGACTACAAAGATGGGGTCA